CCCTAAACAAAATGATAAATATGCATTAAATTACCCAAGAAGATTTACAACAACAGGATTATTTTTAGATGATGGACCATTAGCAAGTAATTCTTAATTTATTAATATTTTCTCTTCAAGATATTCCGCATTTTCCCATAATTCATTAAAATTTAAATTATGTTTTTCTGCTCCCGTTAAACCATTTTTGTTACAGGCAATTAATAAATTTTTATGTAATGAATAAGCAATTGTTAAAGGCATCGATAATCCACCTACAAACATTAAACAATAATTAATTGACATACATAAATCTTCAAATGATTTAGGTTTATATAAATTTATATTTATTCCTGTTTTTTTTACAAAATAATCATAATCTTTATTTTCAGAAGAGATAAAAACAAGTTTATCTTTATATATATCATATAATTTTTGATAATCCAATTCATCATTAAATCGTCTTTTTGTTGTATTTATTAATACTGTTTCTTTAAAATTTTCTTTATATTTTTCATTTTCAGGTAAATATAACCATTTGTTTTTACCCCATTCAACATCATAAACTCTATTAAATATTTCTTTTAGATTACCATTTTCCGTATCATTTCGCCAAAAACTTAAATCATAATCATATGGTTCTTTTTTATGTATTTTATAATCATAAATATAAGGTTGTGATTTTATTACATCATATGTATCTTTATAAGTCCCCATTAATTTATTTGAAAATGAATCACCTGTATATCCAATATATAACATACCTTTTCTTCCTGTTTTTATATAATTTTCATTAATTACCGAAAGTTGATTTATAAAATCCCCAAGACGTCCACCTGATGTATACTTTATTGGCAATTTATCACTTTGGACCTGTTCTTCCATTATATTTATTGACTATATTTTAATAATTATTAACTGTATTTTAATAATTATTCACTTATATATCTTATATATTTTTATAAAATTTTTATATTGTTTTTTATTCCGTTTTTAATCTAATAATGGTGTAAAAATATTTAAATAAAAAATATTATTATTGTATTTAATTATTGTATTTAATTATTATAAATATCATAATTTAAAAACTCTTATTTTAATAAATATCCAGTAAATTCAAAAATACTTGGATTTCTTGATATTAATTTCCATTTTATTTTTTCTTGGTTTTCTTTTAATAATTCAATAGCACTTGGATTAGTCGATAAACATATCCAATTTATTTTTTTTTTATTTTCTTTTAATAATTCAATAGCATTTGGATTATCTGATAAACTAAACCAATTTATTTTTTCTTGATTTGCTTCTAATAAGTGTATCGCATTTTGATTACTTGATAGAAAATTCCAGTTTATTTTATCTTGGTTTGTTTCTAATAATTCAATAGCACTTGGATTACTCGATAAACAAGCCCAATTTATTTTATCTTTATTTTCTTCTAATAAGTGTATAGCATTTGGATTACTTGATAAACAAGCCCAATTTATTTTATCTTGATTTTCTTCCAAAATATGTATCGCATTTTCATTTAATGATAAATAATTCCAATTTATTTTATCTTGGTTTGTTTCTAATAATTCAATGGCATTGGCATTATTTGATAAACAAGTCCAATTTATTTTATCTTGGTTTTCTTCCAAAAGATGTGTTGCATTTGGATTACCTGATAAATAATACCAATCTATATTTTCTGGATTTGCTTCCAACAAATCGATTGCATTATTATTTCTTGAAAGATAACACCAATTCAAATTATCTATATTTATCCAATTAACAAGTTCCATATTTTATGCTTCTCTGCTTTCATTTATCTTTTTATCTCATTCATTTTTTTAATAAAAAAAATTGTTATTTTTATTATATTTTTTATGCTTTTTTATTTTTTATGCTTTTTTATTTTTTCACTCATTATTATTATTTTAGTAAATATCCACTAAATTTAAAAATATTTGGATTTGATGATAACAATTTCCAATTTATTTTTTCTTGATTAGCTTCCAATAATTGTATCCCATTTGGATTTAAAGATAAATTATACCAATTTATTTTATCTTGATTTTCTTCCAATAAATCAATAGCATTTGGATTCTCTGACAAATTATACCAATTTATTTTATCTTGGTTTTCTTCTAATAAGTGTATAGCATTTGGATTTAATGATAAATAATTCCAATTTATTTTTTCAGGATTTGCTTCTAACAAATCTATAGCATTTGGATTACTTGATAAACTATACCAGTTTATTTTATTTTGGTTTTGTTCCAATAAGTTTATAGCATTTTTATTATTTGAAAAAATACACCAATTTATTTTATCTTGGTTTTCTTCCAATAAGTGTATAGCATTTGGATTTAAAGATAAATATCTCCAATCTATGTTATCAATGTTTGCTTCCAATAAATCAATGGCATTTGGATTTTTTGATAAATTATACCAATCAATTTTTTCTCGGTTTTCTTCCAAAATATGTATCGCATTTGGATTCTCTGACAAATTATACCAATTTATTTTATCTTGGTTTTCTTCCAAAATATGTATCGCATTTGGATTTAATGATAAATAATTCCAATTTATTTTTTCAGGATTTGCTTCTAACAAATCTATTGCATTTTCATTTTTTGATAAAAACTCCCAATTTATTTTTATACTTTCTTCATTATCATACTTCGTTATCCAATTAAGAAGTTCCATATTTTATATTTTATATTTGGTTGTTAATTCTCGCCATTAAATAATTATTTAAAATCATTTTTTTTATTTTAATAAATATCTACTAAATTCAAAAATATTTGGATTAAATGATAAATTATCCCAATCTATTTTATCTTGATTTGCTTCCAACAATTCAACAGCATTAGGATTACTTGATAAATTATACCAATTTATTTTTTCTTGGTTTGCTTCTAACAAATCGATTGCATTTGGATTTTTTGATAAACAACTCCAACCTATTTTTTCAGGATTTGATTTCAGTAAATTTATTGCATTTGGATTTAAAGATAAATAATTCCAATTTATTTTATCTTGATTTTCTTCCAAAATATGTATCGCATTTTCATTTAATGATAAATTTTTCCAATTTATTTTATCTTGGTTTGCTTCCAATAAGTGTATAGCATTAGGATTACTTGATAAATTAAACCAAAATATTTTATCTTGATTTGCTTCTAACAAATCGATTGCATTTGGATTTAAAGATAAATTATACCAAGTTATTTTTTCTTGGTTTAATTCCAAAAGATTTTTTGCATTTGAATTTAATGATAAATAATACCAATTTATTTTATTTTGGTTTTCTTGTAAAATATTTATTGCATTTAGATTTTGCGATAAATTACTCCAATTAATTTTTTCTTGGTTTAATTCCAAAAGGTGTGTAGCATTTGAATTTAAAGATAAATAATTCCAATATATTTTTTCAGGATTATTTTCCAATAATTCACAAGCATTTGGATTAGTTGATAAATATTCCCAATTTATTTTTTCAATATCTATCCAATTTAGAAATTCCATACTTTTTTTTATTTTTATTTGATTTTATTATTTAAAATATTTAATATCATTTTTTTAAAAAATAAAAAATATTTTTTCATACTTCGTAATTCTTAAAAAATATTTTTTTAAGAATATTTTATTTTTTGAAAAATTAATATTACCATAAAGTTCCATAATTTCCATTCATAAATATAGTCAAAATTAATATTGCCATAAAGTTCCACAATTTCCACTCATAAATGTTAATATATTATATCTTTCTTCAAAAACAAATAAATTATAATTATATTGATAAATATTCCAATAAGGTTTATTAACACCAATTATTTCTTTTGAAACTGGATCACAAATATTCAATGATTGAGCCAATAAATTAATTGGGGGAATAATTGTATTAAATTCAAATTGAACGTCATTAAAACGACTTAAATTGATTGCACCATTGGGTTGTTTTAAAAATATATTTGTATCTAAACAAAAATTATAACAATATAATCCTTCCCGAGCATATTTTGGAGTTCTAACATATTTTTCAATATAATCATATACACCATAAGGTTGCATATTTTCTCTATATTCGCCATCAAATAAAATAGCTAAATCAACCAATATATTTTTAGTATTTATTATATTATATGGATTTGTTATAAAATAATTGGTTAAAGTATTATCTTCATTAACACCTGGACCATTATTTGATGTTGTTGTGCTATTTAAATAATAAAAAGGTTCACTTCCAACAACAGGTGCTGGAGAAATATAATTGGGTGGTTCAAGAAATGGAAAATTACTATAATTACTCCATTCATTTCTTAAATTTGCATCACTTCGTTGAAAATAAAACATCCAAGAAGTAACCATACCTAATGATTCTAAATTTACTTTATTTGAACCTGTAATATTATAAAATATATTTTCGTGCACTTGCTTAATTAAATATTTTTGTTCTTGAGATGCAAATATTCGTTGTTCTTCATTTGATAAAAATCCATATGTGCAATTTAAATTAATATCTGTATTCCAAATATTTCTTTTATCAACATATGAATTTATACCCAATGAAGTATCTGGTGGAGGTTGTAAAAACCGATACATTTGCATATAATAATTATTAAAATTTGGTGCTACCCGTGGATAATTATTATCTGAATCATAAACATCACGAATAGTGAATAATTGACTTATGGGTTTTAAAGTAATATAAATATGAAGAATATTATATTGTAAAGAAACCAAAGGAAACGCCATTTGAGAATTAAGAACAAACCAAACATTTAATGGTATATAAATTGTTTTTCCACGTATCGAAGGTTCAGGAATTACTGCTGAATCAGTAAAATAAGCATTTGGATAATTTCCTTTATTTTGACCATAAAATCCAGGATTATTAAATTGATTTGTATTACCACCCATATCATTTATTAATTCTATTTTTTTAGCTTCAAAATCTCTTTCCATTAAAGCCAATAAATAATCTCCCGAACATTGAAATAAAAGTTGATTTCCACAATTTATTACTAATTTAGAAATCATTTTAAATCCTATATTTTTTATCCATTGAAATTCATAAGGAACCCAAGAACCATCACTTGTTGATGGTGGAATTATTGGAGACCAAATATCAGGCAAATTTACTGAAATATAGGTATCCATAAGTAAATCTGCATATCTTAATATTTTAAAATCAAATGTTGATTCTTCTGAAAGTCTTAAACTTTTTGAACCTTCATAATCAATCCGAAATTTTTGTAATCCAAAATTTGTATATTTAGCGTAAGTTGTTTTAAAAAATGTTTTTGTTGGGTTTCCATTTAATATTAAATTTCCTTGTCCTTGGGAAACTAAATTCATTAATCCGCCAGGCATTTAATATATATATTTCATTTATTTAATTTTATATATTAAATATATAATAATATATAAAATGAATAAATCATCCAATGTTTATGATAAAATATCTAATTTTAAAAAAAACATTAACGCTTATGTTATGATAATTTTAATCATCATTGTATTATTATTCTTTTCTTTTTATTGGCTTATTTATATTCGTAATTTACAAAAAAGAGAATGTTCTTTTTTCGATTCCTTTTATTCAAAATCAAATTCTAATTTACGATCATTAAAAAATTCAGACCCTCAATGTAATTTTACTTTTAAAGATTATTATATTAAATCCGCATATAATTGTTGTAATGGTGGTGCTTATTCCAATGATTTTGTTAATGTTTGTGTTTTAAAAGATATATTAAAACAAGGCGTTAGAGGTTTAGATTTTGAAATATTTTCCATTGATGATAAACCTGTTGTTGCTTCTTCAACTACTGATGATTATTTTGTTAAAGAAACATATAATTCAATTCCTTTTGAAAATATTATGAATATTATTAATTATAATGCTTTTCATATTGGTTCTTCACCTAATCCAACTGACCCTATTATTATTCATCTTCGTTTTAAAACCGTTAATTTAAAAATGTATGAAAATTTAGCTAAAATTTTAGATTTATATAATGATATTTTACTTGGAAAAGAATATAGTTATGAAAATAATAAAACAAATTTTGGAAATACTTTAATTCAAAATCTCTTAAATAAAGTTATTATTATTGTTGATATGAATAATCCTTATTTTTTAAACTGTAAAGATTTTTATGAATTTGTTAATATGACAAGTAATTCATTATTTATGAGAGCTTTATCTTATTATGATATTCAATATTCACCAAATATTGATGAACTCACCGAATTTAATAAACAAAATATGACAATTGCAATGCCTGATAAAGGTTCATCTCCTTCAAATGTAAGTGCTATTTTAGTTCGTTCTTGTGGTTGTCAAATGATTTGTATGAGATATCAAATTTTTGATTCTAATTTAGAAGAAAATGAATTATTTTTTAATTCATACACTTATGCTTTTGTTTTAAAACCTGAAAATTTAAGATATATTCCTATTACAGTTCCTACACCACCACCTCCAAATCCAAAATTAAGTTATGAAACAAGAACTATCAATAAAGATTATTACAGTTTTAATATTTAACATTTTATTCATTTTATTCATTTTTATTCTTCTTTTAATATATGAAAAATATACAAGAAAAAGACAAAGACAATATTACCAATTGTCAATTAACTATTTTAAAAAAATCTATTGAAAAAGCAACACAAATTATGGGTAAAAAAAAAATGAGTTCTCCTGAAATTATTAAAATTATTGAAATTGTTGAAACTTTTATTAAAAAAAAAAAATTATTACTTTACGGCGGAACTGCAATTAATAATATACTTCCTAAAAACGAACAATTCTATGATTATGAAACAACTATTCCTGATTATGATTTTTTTAGCACAAACGCTATGAATGATGCCATTGAATTATGCGATATTTATTTTAAAAATGGTTTTACTAATATATCTTCTAAATCTGGTGTTCACGTTGGAACTTATAAAGTTTATGTTAATTATATACCTATTGCAGATATAACACAAATGAATAAACAATTATTTACTAATTTAACTAAAAATGCTATTGTTAAAAAAGATTTTTATTATGTTCCTGCTAATTTTTTAAGAATGAGTATCTATAAAGAACTCTCACGTCCCGAAGGTGATATTTCAAGATGGGAAAAAGTTTTTGAACGCCTTTTATTGTTAAATAAACATTACCCTATCAATTCTGATTCAAATATCAAATGTAATATTCTTCTTTTCAAAGAAAATATAAAACAAATTGACAATAAAAAAAATGAATTTAACAATCACAAATCTGAAAAACACGATTATAAAAATAATAAATTTAATCAGATTTTAAATATTATTTTGGATGAAGATATTGTTTTTTTTGGTGGATTTGCTGATATGCTTTATTTAAATTATTTACCTTTTTTTAAAAATAAAAAATTAATCAATGATAAAATATATACAAATGATGTTTTATCTGTAGACCCTAAAAAAACAATTGAAAATATTAAAAATAAACTTAAAAAAGAAAATATTGATATTGATATCAATATTGAAAAAATTAATGGCGTTGATGATGTTATTCCTTTACATTATCGCCTTAAATTAGGAAATTTTTTTATTTTAAATATTTATCAAACTGAAGATTGTTATAGTTATAACATGATTAA